GGATCCATGCCTACAGCACTAAAACTATTAGTATGTTGTTCATAAAAAGCAATAGTGTAATCAAGAAGAAAAGCACGACTAAACAGAGTAAAATCGGCTGGTGAAATAGTAAACACTCTAGTTTTTCCAATCAAAATCTTCTCATTGTCAACTTTCTCATCTTTCAGATTATCAGTCCAACCTCCTAGTGTTCGCTTACCTTTCTTGGCATTTAATATTCGAGTAGTATATAAAGTCCTCAATTCATTATTCATTCGTAAACGATCATCATCCATAAATATAAGACCATGTTTTCCTTTAATTCCTTTTCGTAATTGAGCCAATGGCCAACCAGCACTTGATCGGATGTTGATTTTATGATGTGCTTGCATTCCATTCAAAACATAATCTTCTGTCATATCTGCAGTATCTAAATCTCCTCCTCTTGGAAATGGGAAATTATCTAATCGTCGCATTTCAACACCAACTACTTCTCGAATTGTTTTTGGGAAAGCAGAAGCTGGTTCAGCATATTTTTCAATTCCTCGTAAAAGTGGAGAACCTTCAACTTCACACCTCGGATCTTTCGGATGAAGAACAGAAGGAGCAGTTTGATGTAATTCTAATTTATCAAACAAAATTGATGGTTGTAAATTTGTTTTAATAGATTGTCTAGGAGCAACGTCCTTCTTGATTGTTGAAAGATATGTGAAGTTTCCTTGTGGCATAACTAATGGATCATCTTCACCAAAGTGTGGGGATGTTTCTTCTGCTCCTTCAATACTAGCTGTTTCACATCCTTGTAGGAGTAGTTCACACAGTTCTCGTGTAACTAAAACAGACAATCCTTGATTATCCTTACTAGCACCACCCACATGCATTCCAACTAACTTATTTTTCATTTGATTGTGATAAACTCCTAAGATAGCGCCACAATCACCTTGTCTTGTTGCACCCATAAACCACCAGCCACGTTGTTTTGGCACTCCAGTTTGTTCACTTCCAACTTGGTATGAAACATTATATATATTTGGTGTTATTCTTCCGTGATTTAAA